TTATTTAAATAGAAGTTTACTTAAATTATCAGAAGCTTCTTTGTCCATTTCCTCTAACACATGAGAGTACCTATTCATAGTTATTTTTATATCTGTATGACCTAATCTTTCTGAAACAACTTTCATATTTGTACCTCCTAGCAAAAGCAAACTTGCGTTTGTGTGTCTTAAATCATGTACTCTAATATTTCTTAAATTATTTCTTTTAATAAAGTTATGAAAAGTTTTACTTAATGCAGTTGGTATCCAAGCATTAAAATTTGTATTTAGACATACCAAGTTATTTTCATTTATAAGTGTACCTTGTAATTTCATTTTGTTTTGTTTTAATTTTTCTATTTTTAATTTTTCAATTAATTCTTTTGGAACCGACAACGTTCTTTTTGATTTTGCAGTTTTTGGTTCTTTAAAAGTTATTTTACTATTTGCATATATGAGAATTTGGTTAATATTTATTATACTATTATCTAAATCAACATCAGACCATCTAAGACCAGCTACCTCTCCAATTCTTAAACCTAACAGCAACATTAAGAGAATGGGTATCTCTATCAAACTATCTTTCAACTTCTCTATTAACAATAGTGTTTCTTCTCTATTATATATTTCAATTTCATATGTAACATTTTGAGCTGGCAATTTTACAAAATCGCAAGGATTTTCAGATATTTCTTTTAGCCTATAAGCCTCTTTTAAAACAGAAGATAGAAAATTATATCTGACTTTTGCACTTGAGGAAGTAGAATTATTGAAACTTTTATTTATAAAGAATTGAAGTAAACTAGGATTTATATCTATAAGTTTTATATCTTTAAAAAAAGGTTCTATATAATTATTAACCCAAGATTTTCTATTTACAGTTGTGTAAGGAGACCAATTTTTTTCATTTGCAATTATGTACTTATAACATCTCTCTACAAGTGTTATTTTGTTTGGAGCTATAAACTTATTATTATTTATAGTAGATTTTATTTCAATTAAATGTTTTTCAGCATCCTTTTTCTTTTCATAGCTTCCATAACTTTTTTGTTTCTTTTTACCAGTTTCTTCTTCCACATATTCCACATATACATGAAATTTTCCCCCTCTTTTTCTTATAAAAGCTGATTTGATATTCATATGTAGACACTCCCTTTATAAGTTTTTGATAAGAATTTTACTTCTCCTAAAGTAATAAAAATAAAATAAAATGAATGTTTTTCAACATAAAGCATACAATATAAAAACAAAATACCTATTGAAAAAACGTCCAAATAGCAATATAATTTAATTAAGAAGAGAGGGGAGGTGTTACAATGTTATATAAAATATTACATTATTTTTCAAAATATAACTTAGTATTGCTAGTTTATTTTTTAATATTATATGCTGTTTTTAAATTAGTTTACGCTAGTTACGTAACACTTATTTTAACAACCCTGCTCTATATTTTATTAATTAAAAAGAATATATTAGTTTTTGATTCGAGCTGGTTAGAGAGAAGAAGGTAAAATTATCTTCTCTCTTTTATGTTAATTTTAAGCATTATTTTCATCATCATTAGATTCATCTGTTGAAACTTCTGGATTCAATGATTTATTTATTTTTATCATTTCACTTAGAACTATATTTGATGTTTCTATCTTAAGAGTTTTAATATCATCTCCATATATATCTTTAATTTCCTTATATATTTCCATTTCTTCTTCAAATTTTATTTTTTTACTTTCTTTTTTCTTTTCATATATTTTTTCTAAAATACTCATTAAACCAGGAACTTCAAAACCAAAAGCTTTACCCCCACCAACTGCTACATTTAATGCTAATAATATTTTGATAATATCCCAAATATGTGTTGTTATAATTTCTAAAAAACCTGGAGATTGGACATTGATTTTCATTTTAACACAATTTGAAACATCCAGTTCAGAATCAAAAAACATTTTTTGAAGCATAAATAAATTTTTCCCAACTTTTTGTTGAGTTTTTACATCTACTTTTAAGTGAGTAATTCCGTCTTTTATATATAAACTTTGAAGTGTTCTGTCTATTACATCTGCATAATTACAAGCATTTACAATAGTATGATGTGCTTGAAACATTTTAAATAAAAGGGGGTCTAAATCATCTCTATAGATATCTTTTATCCATTTAACATTTCTTCTTTTAACATAATCACATTTTTCTTCATTGATATCTTCTTCTGTTAATTCATGTAGACATAAATCAGAAGTTATTTCTCCAAAAGAAATTATAGTAGAGCGGTCGCTAGGAATCATAACAATATCTCCAATTTTCATCTGTGTTACAAATCTTTTTATAGAATTAATAATTAGACCCGGTTTATCGACCTTATATTCTTTACGAATTTTATCTTTAAGTTCCCATTCTAAATCTTTGTTTTTTTCTATTTGAGCAAATTCATTTTCATCACTAAATTCATTCCAACCAATACCAATAAAACTTTCTACCTTAAATTGTTCCCATAAATCACCACCATCAGTACGAACTAACCAATATTGTCTATCCTTATCTATTATTGGTATATTAAATGATTCTAATAATTCTTCATTTTCAAACACTATTCTACCCTCCTAATTTAGTTATGTAAAATACACTCCCCATCTTAAATTGCTTCTTAATTAATTATATAATAACATATATTATTTTAAACAAAATAAAAAAGACTATAAATAATAAAGTTTCATCTTTACTATATCTTTGTTGTTAATACAATTTTAAATTATTTAAAACTTTTTATGCAATTCGACTTTTTGTTTTTATCATACAAAAATTAATAAAAATTATAAAAATATTATAAAAACAAGAAAATACAAAAAATTATAATTAAAAAGACGATTAATAATACACAGGAANGGAAAAAATAACCAAGACTCTACAAAATTCGATTTTTTTTGTTACAATTCCCCTTTTTTTATTGCATATATTTAACAAAAGTATTATTATAAAGATAAGATAATTATCTAAGAAAATTTCGAATAATTAAAAAACATTTCTAGAAATGAAAATACATAGTTATATTTTATTAAAATTCATTGGGAAATTTTAACTAAAAATAAGAACGTAAGTTCTGCTAACAGGGGGGAAGTATGTGGAGAAGTCAAAGTATAATTATATTTCAAGGTTAAATTCAATTATGAAAGAATTAAAAGATTTAAATGATAATAAAATTAATGAATATAAAGTGAAAGTGGAAGAAATACATAAGAGCAGTAAAAAAGAGGGTTGAATCCTCTTTTTTTATTTAGAAGTATTATTTTCTTTTTCTAAAAAAGCAGTAGTTGTTTTCAAAATTATTTCTTGCGAATCAAAACTTAATTCATTGAATAAAAGCATAATTTTTTCTAAGTTTTCTTGATTATATTCATCATGAAAAAAATTTTGTTTTATATTTGTTCTACACAATAAAAAATCTAGAGATATATTAAAGTAATCTGCTATTGATATTAATATGTTTTGGCTAGGAAACCTTCTGCCACTTTCCCAATTACTTATTGCTACTTTTGTTACATTTAGTATTTTACCAAGTTCTTCGCCAGTTAAATTTTTTTGAACTCTTATTTCTTTTAATCGTTGACCGAAATTCATAATTAAATTTCACCTTCCAGAAATTAAAATAATTACTTTTTATTTTTTTCATCTAATAAAAATAATTCTGCTACCTTTAATGCTTTTTCCCTTGCATCTTCACTAAGCTCACTGAATACATTAAAAACTTTTCTCATATTTTCATCAAGATACATATTTTCAATAAGTTCTTTTTCTGTTTCAAAGTTTTCAGCATCGTAATCTCTGCCATTTTTATTTATAAATAAATTGTTTCTTACATTTGTTTTTCCTAATAAATAATCTGTAGATACATCAAATAAATCTGATATTTTTAACAAAGTTTCTTGGTCAGCACTTCTTCGACCTTGTTCATACATACCTATTGTACTAGGTGATATGTCCAGTTTTTGAGCTAATTCAGATTGTTTTAATCCAGCATCTATTCTAAGTTCTTTTAATCTTTTTGCAAACATCTCGGAAACTCCTTTTTGATTTATAATAACACAAAAAGTGTAGAAAAAGATATTACTACACGAAAAGTATAAAAAAATATTGACAACACGAAATGTGTGGTGTATTATATAAATATAACCACACGAAACGTGTATGGAAGGAAGGTGATTAAATGTATAATAGTTTAGTAGATTTTAGAAATTCTAAAAGAATGACTCAAAAAGAGATGGCGAAAAAATTAGGTTTAACACTAACTCTATATTCAAAAATAGAGTTAGGAATTAGAAATCCAAGCTATAATTTTCTTATGAAATTTAAAAAAGCTTTCAAAGAAGTAAATATAGATGAAATTTTTTTTGAAAATAAATCACACGAAAAGTGTATAAGGAGATGATAAGTATGAATAACTTACAAACAATCAAAGAACAAGAATTATTAGGTAAAGAATTTAAAGTTTATGGAACTTTAGAAAATCCACTATTTTTAGCTAGAGATGTAGCTGAATGGATAGATTACAGTAAGACAAGCGAAGGATACTATAATACTTCTAAAATGCTAATGAGTATAGATGAAGATGAAAAAGTGACTATTACAAATAGTAATAGTGGTGGAAATAAATTATTTTTAACAGAAGATGGGTTGTATGAGGTTTTGATGCAAAGTAGAAAACAAATTGCTAAACAATTTAAAAAAGAAGTTAAAAAGATACTAAAAGAAATTCGTAAGACTGGAGGATATATACATACAACAGAAGATATGTCAGATGATGAAATTATGGCAAGAGCATTACAAGTAGCTCAAAGAAAAATAGAAAGTAAAAATAGAGAATTGGAAGAAAAAAATAGATTTATCAATCAAATAGCATCTTCAAAAAATAGTTTACTTGTAAGAGAGGTAGCAAAAGTAATCTCTAAAAGTAATGGAATAATAATTGGTGAAAAAAGATTATATGAAAAATTAAGAGTATGGGGTTTGGTATTTAAAAATTCAACTGAACCAAAACAATTTGCAGTGGAAAAAGGTTATTTAGAAACTGTGGAAGGTACTAGAGAGACATCAACAGGTGTATTTACCTATAGAACAACAAGAGTTACAGGAAAAGGTCAAGAGTACATTCTAAAAAGATTATTAAAGGAAGAAGAAGAACAATTATCATTGTTAAGTTAAAACATGACAGCACTTTGAAAATTAAATACAGAATATTTTGAAATATATTGTTTTAATTAGTTATTAACTAGGAGGTTAAATGCATGAAAAATAATACAAGCGATTCAAAAGTAAAATATTTTTGCAAGTGTCCATACTGTGGGTTTGATAATGAGGTAGAAGTTAAAAAAGGGTCGAAGCCTAAGACGTGTTGCATATGTACAAAAGAAGTTGAGTATGAAAAACTGGAGCAACAAAGTGCTTTGGAAAATACCGAAATTAAAGGAGTGTGTAATCAAATGAAAATTAAAAAATTAGCACTAGCAACAGGAGAAGTATTTGAAAACATAGAGCTCAAAGAATTTGAAAATAAAGGAGAATGCTTACCATCAAATATGGTAAAGGTTATTGATGGTAAGCAGGAACTTCTAATAAATAAAGAGTTCATATTATCATTAGAAGTCAAAAGAAAGACTACTTTTTAGGTCCTTTCTTAGTTTGTGACAGAGCACTACCAGCAACCGATTTGGAAGCAGCACTATATCTTCCGTCTTTAAGAATCTTACTAGCCTTAGAAGCAACAGTTTTACTTGTTTGTTTAGTGTTTTTAGCTATAGGTATCACCACCTTTAAATGTATTTATAGGATTTATCCTACAAATATAGTATATCAAAGGAGGAAAATAATGGCAATTAATGACAACATAAATAAAATTTTAAAAGATAGAGATTTAAAAGCATGGAAATTAGCAAAAGAAATAGGCGTAGATTCAGGGAATTTATATGCAATTTTAAGAGGAGAAAATAAAAATCCAACTATAGATACATTAATAAAAATAGCTGACTATTTAGACGTTACATTAGACGAACTAGTTGGAAGATAGAAGGGGTGAGATAAAAATGAGTGTAGCATTACAATTCATAGACACAAAAGACTTAGTACAAGAGCTAATGCAAAGAGATGATACAACAGACATCATCAAGATGTTTTTAGATAGAGAAGGAATTAAAAGGATGAATTTAGTTACATTAAAAGAGTTTAAAGAATACTTAAAAGTGTCAGATGTAACAGCAAGAAACATGATAAAAGAGGCAGAAGCACAGAATTTATATACAGTCATCAAAGTTGGAGTAAGTTACAGAGTAGATTTAATCTCTTTTGAAGAATATGTAATGAAAAATGTACTAAAAGATAGAGATGTAATGAAAAAGAGAAAGGGGGTGATTTAATTGGAACTGTTAAGATACAGAAACAAGCTTGTTTTACTCAAAAATGGAGAAAAGATTGCAACTATAAGTTTAAAAAGGAAATTTCTCAGCAACAGACTTAAATTAAAAATAAGATAGGAGAGATAAATTGAAAATAATTTATAAAAACAAAGTTTACAAAGTAGAACAAGACAAAAAGTTATTTAGAATTACATACTATGATGAGCAGAAAAATAACAGGAAGTTTAATAACAATAAGAAAGTAAAAAGAAGTGTTTTAACAAGAGATATAGAGTTAGTTAACTTGTATTTACCAAGTAAATTAAAAATTAAGGGGGATTAATCATGAAAAGTTTAATTATAGTGAGAAATTCAGTAGAGCAACAACTAAATAGAGCTAATTTAGAAATAAATAAAAACGAGCAACTTTATACAAAACTTAGAAAAAAGAAGAAAGAGATATATTAGAAGACATTGCATTGAGTAATGCTTTAAGAGAAAAAAGTGTAAACGAAAGATTAAAAATATTTGCTGAGTCATTACTAAAAATTATAGATACACAAATTGAAATAAAAGAATATGAAGAAAGCGAGGATTACAAGATATTTGAATTAATTTCAGAAGAACTTGAAAGAGATAGACCTATAGATGTTCAGATATAAGAAAAGAGCCACTGCAATGGCTCTAATCAAAAATATATCAAAAATTTAATTAGCTATATTATAGCATAAACGGAGGGAAATTATGAGTACTTTATACGAATTAACTACAGATTTATTAGAAATAGAAGAAGGTTTAACAGAAATAACAGGAAATGAAACTGAAAAACTAGAGGAAATAAAAGAAATAATAAAACAAGAGATACAAGATAAAAACACTAGGATAGTTTCAGTAATATTAAACATTGACAGTGATATAAACTCTATAGATTCAGAGATTAAAAGATTGCAAGAGTTAAAAAGGGTCAAAAAGAATACTCTTGATAGATTAAAAAACAATATAAAAGAATGTATGGAATTACTTGGTACTAAAAAAGTAGAAACAGTTTTAGGAAATATAAGTATAAGAAAGTCAGCAGGTAGCTTAGTCATAGAAGATGAAGAAAAGATACCTGCTATATATAAAACAGTAGAGCAAGTTGTAAAAGTAGATAAGAACACTATTAAAGATTTTATTAAAAAAGGTCATGAGGTTGAAGGTTGCAGGATTGAATATGGAACTACACTAACAATTCCAAAAGCTAAAAAAGAGTAGGTGAGGACCATGGAAATTAATAATATTTACATTAAATTGATGGATGTAAGAGTTAAATTTAGTAAGTTGAATCTAAAGAAAAGTGGAGAAAATAAGTTCGCTAACTTCAAGTATTTTGAGTTAGCAGACTTTCTACCACAAGCAACTGGATTACTTGAAGAAGCTAAGCTATGCCCTATAGTGACCTTTACAAATGAATATGCAACTCTAACATTAATTAATGGAGAAAACCCATCAGAACAGATTGTATTTACTTCTCCCATGAGAGATTTACAACTTAAAGGTTCTAATGAATTACAAGCACTAGGAGGTATAGAAACCTATCAAACTAGATATTTATATATTCAGTTACTTAATATAACTGAGAATGATAGCTTTGATGCAGTAAGTGGAAAAGAGGAATCTAAAAGCAAATCTAATAATACTCAACAAGGTAAAAATACGAGTGAAAGAATATTGACTGATAAACAACTAACAAGATTATATGCAATAGCGAATAGCGTAGGTGTTAATAAAACATTATTAAAAGAACAGGTTTTTAAACAGTTAGGAAAGGATATAAAGGATTTAAATAAGAGTGAATATGATGCTGTTTGTACAGCTTATGAGAAACAGGCTTTTAAGGGTGCATAAATAGGAGGTGATAAGATGGCAAAGTATAGAATTTTACAAGCTAACTTTTGGGATGATGCTTTTGTACTAGATTTAACTCCCGAAGAAAAATACTTTTATAACTATCTTTTAACTAATGGTAGAGCAAGTCAATGTGGGTGTTATGAATTACCCTATAAAATTATGGAAATGCAAACAGGATATAACAGGGAAACTGTAGAGAAGCTAATCAAAAGATTTATAGAATATGGAAAAATAAAATATGACTCTACTACTAAAGAAATATTAATAATTAATTGGAGTAAACACAATTTTTCTAAAAGTCCAAAGGTTCGTACTTGTATCTTAAAAGAAGTTGAATCAATTAAAAATAAAGAATTTCAACAATATATGTATAGAGTATGTATAGACTATGGATACCCTATCGATACAGTATCTATAGACTATGGGGAAAAAGAAAAACAAAAAGAAAAAGAAAAACAAAAAGAAGAAGAAAAAGAAAAACAAAAACAAAAAGAAAAAGTAGAACCGTTAATTTGTGAAGAACAGGGAAAAAATGAGTTAAAAGAATTTAAGAAGCTGTATGAAGAAAATATAGGAGTGGTATATCCAGTTACAGCAGAATGGTTAATAGAAATTTCTAGTGATGTAGATATAAGATTATTTAAATCTGCTATAGAGATATGTGCTGAAAAGATGAATATGAATATAGCATACTTAAAAGGTATCCTTAAAAAGTGGAAGGATGCAAATATAACTACATATGAACAACTGGAGTCATATAGATTACAGCAAGAAAACAAGAAATCAAAAAAAGTAGTTAATAACCAGCTAAGTAAAAATAAGTTTGCCAACTTTGAACAAACATTTACTAAGTATACAGAGAATGAGCTTGATAACATAATTAAGAAAAGTCAAGATGCTAAGTTCAAATAAAATTAAACTTCTAGGAAGTAAATATCAATATATTGCTTCCTAGAAAAGGGAGGTATAAAATGGCGAGAATATATGCACAGAAATGTGGGAGTTTAGATATTCAAGATAGATTAGAATTATTGAAATTACTTGGTAAGGCTGGATATACAGTAAGAATAGGTAAGGAGAAACAAAATAGTAAGACAACTTATACTTACTTTGTTGAATACACAGAAGAGCAGGAAGAAAAATAGAAGGGGGCTAGTTAAATGAATACAATAACTTTAGTTGGAAGATTAGTTGCAGATGCAGAATTGAAGTACCTTCCAAATTCGGGTACTCCAAAAATAACCTTTTCAATGGCAGTAGATAGAAGGTTTAAAGATAAAAATGGAAATAAAATAACTGATTTTATTCAATGTGAGCAATTAGGAAAACATGTAGAGAATTTAGTGCAATATCTTGTTAAAGGTAAGCCTATATATGCTGTTGGAGAGTTAAATATATATAATTACAAAGATGAAAATGGTTGCTGGAAATCTATTACTAAGGTTAATGTAAATGCTTTAGAACTACTTTCTAGTAAAAATGATAATAATGCTAAACAAGAATATGTACCACCAGGACTGGACCCACAAGGTTTTCAAGCAATAGATGATGACGATATACCTTTTTAATTAAGTTAAATAGTCTAGGGAGTAACTATACAATATTACTTCCTAGGAGTTAAAAATGGAGGGATAAAATGAGATTTGAGATAGGTAAAACTTATAAGTTTGATAGAGAGAAATTTATAGCATGCAATGGTATAGAACACTATAAAAGATGTGAAGAACTTTGGATTGAAGATGTTGAAGGTGTTGAATTTACTGTTGAAAAAACTTTTGATGATGGCTATGTTTGTTATCCAAATGAATTTCAGTTTAATTTTGGTGTAATTTCGGAATGGTGTGTTGAAGTTAAATAAGGTAGGGGGTATTAGAGATGATAATAATTAGAAGTCAAGATAAAACAGATTTAGTGAAAGCTGATTGGATAAATGTTGATAAAGAATATGTATATGCCGTGTTTGGAGAAATAAACAACTTTAAGGAAATAGGAAAATATGAGGATGAAAAAAGAGCTATGCAGGTATTAGATAATATACAAAGATTTATTGAAGGTGGGACTAGAACGGACTCTATAGACAGTTATAAGGTTAGAAGTTATAGAAATAGAATATTTCAAATGCCAATTAAATAAAGGGGGAAAGAACATGGCTAAAATTTGGATGGACGCAGGAGAATTGTTAGAAAAAACTATTGATATAGAAGATATGTTTGGATGTAATCTAAGTAAAATGAGAAATAAAAGTAAACAAAAAGGTTTAGTTGGTAGAACAAATTCTAAAGGTCAAGGAAGAAAAAGTAAGAAAGTAGAGTGTACTAACATTATTACTGGAGAGAGTAAAATATTTGTCAGTGCTGTCGAAGCAAGTAAATATTTATATTTTACAGAACTTCATATTACTCGTCTAGCAAGAACAGGAAAGACTACTAAAAATGGTTGGAAAGTTAGATATATTCAAGAGGTGTCAGATGGTATTAGCAAATGTGGAACAAGTAATTAAGTTAGCTGAAAAGATATTAAATAAGAAAAAGTGTTCTGTTAATAAAGCTATTGATATAGCTATAAAAATATTAAGTAAATATGAGTGCGAGGGGATGTTAAGAAATGAGTCTAATTGAATATAGAGGTTATGATTTTGAAAATAAAAAGTGGATTTATTCTAAAACAATAATGTGGAGTAATGCTGTAGACTGTTTATTAATGTTGAAAGAAGATTTTAAATGGCAAAAAGTTTGTAATGTTGGAATATGTTCTGAAGAATGGGCTGCAAATAATCAAGAAATTTTTGAAGGGGATATATTAAAAGAAAATTATAATCCTCGCAATAGAAGTTCATATGGAATTGTAAAAAGAGATTTTAATAGTATTAAGTTATATTTGGAATGGCATTATTTAAAGAAATTTGAAGGAGAATGGATAGAGCTTATAGATAAAACAGAAATATATCATAGTAGAGATTACAAAGTAGTTGGTAATGAATATGAGAATTTAGAGGAAGTCAGAGCAGAGTTCTTAGAACGTAAGGAGAGTCTTGAGAATGAAAATACAAATGCAGTTAACTAAAGAAAAGGAGTTTTTCAAAGTTTATGTAAATTCAGAAGAAGAAGAGTTAGAGAAATTGTTTTATGAATTTGTATCACAAATATTAGCTTATAAAAGAAAAAGCAAGAAAGTTCAAGGAGATATTGAGAAATGAATTAAAAGATATTATAAAACTTGGAGAAAAGTATTGTTATTGTCCTCATTGTGGTAATGACAAAATTGGAAACAATGAAGGAAAATTGATAGTTGAAGAACACACATACTATAGAGAATGTTCATGTGGATTCAATATATTAATTGATGATAGAAAGGATGAGATATAATGCATATTTCAACGATTATTTTGCTGGTAATAGGAAGTTTTATAGCTGGTAGAGTTTATGAGTATAGATTAAATTTAAATGAAAATGATGAAGTTGATTCAAAGTTACTTTCAGATGTTTTTAATGAAATTAGTGAGTTAAGAGAAGAAAATAAAAGTCTTAAAGAAAAGTTACAAGAGAAAGAGTTACTATTCATCAATAGATTAATAGATTTTTTACATGATAAAAAGGTATGCGAATGTTGTATTTATGACTGTAAGATTGATGATATTGAATATGATTGTGAGGTTGGAATCAAAAAGTGGCTTGGAAGTGAGGTAAAAGAATAATGAGCGAACTCATACAGTGCGATTTCTGCAAGAAAATGATTAATGTTGAGAAACAAAAATATTTTATTAATAAAGAACAGGGAAATACAAGCTTACTTAGATATACAGATATACGTATTTGTGAAGATTGTTGGAATCTTGGAATAAAAAACTACTATAAAAATAAAGAAGGTGCTAAGAATGACTAACTTTGAAATGATAAAAAGTTTGGATGAGGATGGAATGGCTAATTTTTTTGGAAGCACAGATTGTATTTGTGAGTATTGTATATATGAGGGAGAACCTTGTGGTTATATATGTTATGAAAGTCCCAAAGGGTTCAAAGAATGGCTTTATATGGAGGTAGAAGAATAATGAATAAGCTTTATATGTGCAGTCCACAAGGATTAGAAGAAGTTGAAATATTAGAAGAAACAAAAGGTAGATTCAAAGTAGGAAGGAATAGTCAGTTTTTAAGAGTTATTAATAAAAATGTACTTGATGTAAAAAGTGCCAGTTATGTTGCTTCTTTAAATAGAGACAGAGCTATAAAAACTTGGAATGATGAAATAAGCAAAGAAATAGAAAAATTAAAAGGATTTTTATATACAGAAAATATCTAATTAAAATAGTTTAGAGAGTTGCAAAATATCTTTTAGTATAAATTATTATTGAAGTGTTTTGTAACTCTCAAAAATTAAAATAGAGAGGGGATATAGTATGCCAAATTATATTACAAATAGATTAGTAATAAAAGGTGAAGAGAAAGAAATTAATGAGGTGTTAGAATTTATAAAAGTAGACGAACTAGGAATCGGTAGTATAGATTTTAATAAAATAACACCTGCTCCTAAATGGCTTTGTAAAAGAAATTTAGGAAGAGAAGCAATAGAGGAATATGGAGAAGAAAATTGCTTGGATGAATGGAATAGAAAGCATTGGGGTACTAAATGGAATGCTTTTGAACAAAAAGATAGAAGAAGTACAGAGAATATTATTTACTTTACTACAGTTTGGGGAGATGTATCTACATTAATACAAAAAATAGCTTGGATATTTCCTTGTGTAGAAATTGAATACAGTTGGTGTGATGAAAATTTTGGTTATAACCTTGGGCGATATAGATTTAAAGATACTAAAATATTAGAAGAATATTTACCAAGTCCATGTACAAAACAAGCTTATGATTTAGCATTAAATATAACACAAAGAACAGCTGAGGACTATGACTTGAAATTCAATGAAGAAACTAATGAATATGAACACATTGAGGAATGGTAGGTGAGTGTATGTCTAAATATATACTAAGATGGCAAAAAGGATTATTACTAAATGAACGTAAAATAAATTATTCATGTGGAAGTATAGAAAATTTAAAAAAGAAAGCTGAATTATTAGCTAAAGATGACAAGATACTGCTTGTAACAATAGATAAAGTTGAAGAAGTTATAAAAGATACTAGAAGTCAAAAAATGACTGAATATTATTGTGATGGAGGAATTGAAATATGATAATACACAAATTTATAATACATGTTTTAGATAAGAATAGCGATACACCAATACTAAATGACTTTGAGGGTAGGGTTAGTCAAGATATGGACCTATTTTTTCAGAAGAAGATTAAGACAGTATCAAGAGCTAAAGACATTAGAACAGCAGTATTTAATGACTATAGTAACAATCTAATTAAGAAGTGTTGTGAACAAATTATTTATGATGAAAGTTCATTTTTAAATAACTCTAAAGAGATTGCAGCTTATTTATTTGATGTTATGAAATTGAATGCTACATTAGAATCTTGCGACTTAGCAATTTGTTTATACTCTCAAAAAGATGAAAAGAAAGTTGCTATATTAAAGCTTGATTACAATAATTCGTATACTCATTCTATTAGCTTTGAAGATGATAAATTTAATATACAGATGTCTAAAAATGAAATTAATATACAAGAGACTAAAGCAATTAAAATTGGTGCATTGATTGGATTAAGTGGAATTAATGACGAATATCATCTAAAAGTATTGGATAAAGATGCAGAGAAGGAAGGAGCTAATTCTAAGTTTGTTACAGAGTTTCTAAATGCTACTAAAGTGAAAGATGACAAGTACAAAACTAAGATGTTTAAAGCTTTTGTGGACTCTTATATATCACATTTATATAGCGATATGAAGCAGGGCGAAGACGTAAGAAGTATACTGCTTTACATGCTAAGAGAAAAGCAAAATCTTGATATAAATGAGTTTACTGAAAAGGCAATAAAGGAAGATTTAAAAGATAGTTTTAAGGAACATATAGAAGAAAAAGGGATTGAAAGTTTTAATATTGATAAAAAATGGGTTGAAAAGAATTTAAAAAATAGACATATAAAAACAGATACAGGTTTTGAGATAAAAGGCAAGATGGATGATTTTGAGGATTTTATGAAGTATGGTATTAGACATAATGGAAATGGGACTATAGATATAGTTATTAAAAATGTTCATTTCTATAATGAGAAGTAGGTGCTCATATGAAAATAGGCTTAATAGATGTTGATGGACATAACTTTCCTAATTTAGCACTTATGAAAATATCAGCATACCACAAAAAAATAGGCGATAAAGTGGAATTTGTAAATTTCTTTGAAAAATATGACAAAGTATATAAAACTAAAGTATTTACTTTTTCAGATGATGATTACACAGTTATAAACGCTAAAGAAGTTGTGCAGGGTGGTACGGGATATAACTTACAAAATAAATTGCCATCAAAGATTGAATTTATGTATCCAGACTATGATTTGTATGATATTAAAAATGTTGCTTATGGCTACTTAACAAGAGGATGTCCTCGAAAATGTTCATTTTGTATTGTTTCAGAAAAAGAAGGTAGCAAAAGCTATAAAGTAGCCAACTTAAACCAGTTTTGGAAGGGGCAAAAAGAGATTAAGCTATTAGACCCTAATATTTTAGCTTGTAGTAAGTGGGAAGAACTTTTAAAGCAACTTATAGATAGTAAAGCTTGGGTTGATTTCACTCAAGGACTTGATATAAGGATTATGACAGAGAAAAAAGCAGAAATGATTAACAAAATTAAAATAAAACGAATCCATTTTGCGTGGGATAATTACGAATTTAACACATACAACAAGTTAAAAGAATTTAGAAGTAAATTGAATTTTAAGAAGCAAAAATTAGGTGTTTATGTTCTTACTAATTTTAATACTACTTTTGAGCAAGATTTAGAACGTATTTACAAATTAAAAGAGCTAGAATATGACCCTTACGTGATGATATTCGAAAAATGGAAATGCCATCATGAGTATAGAAGGTTGCAAAGATGGGTTAATAATAAAATTATTTTCAGAAGTGTAGATAAATTTGAAGATTATAAGGGGTGAACATATGACTAATAAAGAAATGTGCAAGTCAAATAATCTTGATGAAAGAGAAGTATATAAGGAATTTGGAAAAGAGATTTGTACTAGCTGTACAAATAATAGGAGAGATTGCGAGAGCAAAGATTGTGATACAGCATATAAAAATTGGTTGGAGAAGGAAGTAGATAATAAGAAGGTGTAAGTTTAAACTAGTTAGGAGGTTAATTTATGAATATTTTATTAGTGACTATACTACTAACAATTATTTGTGTATTAGCAAATTATGTGAAAAATCGTATATATAAAAAATCTATAAATAATTTAAAATATAAATATTCTGTAGGGGAAAAGATTATATATCATCAAATAAACTGTTACTATAACAGAATGGTTGGTTGTGAAATTTTAGAAAAATGTTATAGTACGAAATTTAGAAAAAGAAATACCCCGCTTTATAAAGTAAAAGCATATGTAGGTGATAACAATACAACGTGGGTTATACCAGAGTGGAGAATTGAATGTCTTGCTACGACTTATGGAGAATTTCCTAAATATTAAATAATAAAAATTGGTTGGAATATAAATAGTCAAGGTAAGTTTGTGAATGAAACTAAAAGTCTATAGACTTACTTTGACTTATAAAGAGGAGTGGTCAATATAGTTATTACAGAGTTTAAAGTGACTTGGCAGACAACTAGAGAATGGGAAAAAGGGAACATATACAGCTCTATATTTACTGATTTAGAAGAAGCAAGAGCTTTTAAAAAAGATGAGGAAAATATAAAAGAAAATTATAATGTGAAGCTTTTAAGTAGAGCTATAGTCGAAATTGAAATAGATTAATTTTTAAAAGGGTGTGAGTTTATGATACATGAATTGCAAATATCTTCTAGTGCTTTTAAAGATGTAATTAAGAATAAAAAACAAATTGAAGTAGAATATAAAGCAAATTTCAAAGCAGGAGATACGGTTATATTTCAAGTTTTTAGGGATGGAAAGTTTACAGGAATTGAGGCAAACAAAGAGATTGAGTATTTTGTTAAGCTTGGAAATGGTCATGTTGAGTTAGGAATAAAATAAAAACTTTAGGAGGAACAAAGAAATGTTAGAAGATGCAAAAGTAACTATAAACTTGGAAGATTTAGATAAATTAAGAAAAGATAAAGAAGAATTGTGGTTATTAAAAAGAGAGATAGGTAAATTAATGAATGTTGAAATGCGTTGTGGTAGATGTAGTAGTGATGAATGTGAAAAATGTAAAACAAAGATTAAAGTTGAAGTTGAAAAAAGCGAGATTAAAGAATTTTTATTTAACTATATTTATTATAGCAGTAGTGAAGAACGTGATTGGATAGCTCACGAATGTGCAGTAGAAGAAGCAGAATTTTATTATATATAAAAAATTAAGGAGAGATAATGAGAGTTAATTTTGTAATAGATGGAGAACCAAAGGCAAAGGCACGACCTAGAATGAGTACAGAAACTGGCAAAGCATACACAACCGAACAAACTGTACTTTATGAAAATTGGATTAGACTTATGTACAATTCTACAGTAAAGCATTTCTTTGAGGGTAATGTGAAAATGACAGTTATTTGTTACTTTGACATTACTAAAAAAGATAGAGAAGCACTACAGAAAAATAAGGTAAATACTAAAGCGTATAAAGATGCTATAGACAAGGTAGAAGGGTTAATAAGACCAAACAAGAAACCCGATTTAGACAATATAATCAAGTCTGTAGCTGATAGTTTAAATGGTATAGCATATAAAGATGATTCTCAAATAGTAGAAGTAGTGAGTAAGAAATATTATAGTGACAAACCAAGAGTCGAGGTTGAGCTAGAAGATGTTATTTAACCAACGGAAAAATCCGTTCGTTAGAGTATGTACTTAGTTTTTCATAAAAATGTGAAAAAGCTAAATAAAGAATATATCAAATGATAAAGGAGAGATAGATTATGAATGAAAATATAAATAGAGAAATAACAGTACTTGGAACTTTAGAAATCGAGGGAATGAAATTTCATGATATTGAGGGTGGATTTGGAGAAGATAAGAAATCAATGTCAGTAAAGGATATAGCTAAGATACATAATAGAGAACTTAAACATGTAAATGAGCTTATAAACAATAATATAAAAAGATTTAAAGATGGTATAGATATTTTAGATATAAAAGTGAGTCGTTCAGAGCGACCAAGTTATTTAAAATCACTTAGCTTGGAAATGGGATACTCTAATCAATCTTATGCAAATGCAAATAACATATATTTGTTATCTGAAAGAGGTTATTCAAAACTACTAAAGATATTAGAAGATGATAAGGCTTGGGAACAATACGAGAAAATAGTTGATGGATATTTCTCTATGAGAAAGGAACTAAATAATCCTCTTTTAAGTGCATCAAAAGAGTTACAGGCTATATTTATGTTAGATAAGAAACAAGAAGTCTTAGAAACTAAAATAGAGAATGTTAATGAGAAATTAGAAAACTTTATGGATGATGCACCATTATTCAATATTGAGTGTGAAAGTATTGTTAAAGAGGTTAAGAGAGTGGCAACAAAATCGCTTGGTGGACATGGAAGTAAGGCTTATAAAAATAAATCTCTAAGAGGTAAAGTTTACAGTGATATATATCATCAGATTAAACGAGAATTTGGAGTAGAAAGTTATAAGGCTATAAAGCGTTGTCAGTTAGATAAAGTATTAGAGATTGTAAACAATTATAAATTACCTATAGTGTTTGAGGATGAGATAAGACTTTTGAATAGTCAATTATCAATAGTGAGTTAAAGAATGAATGGACTGTTATCTTTTAAAAGGTAAAACCTTCAATAGTTAAATCAAAAAGAAAAGGAGTGCTTTCACACTCCACTTGTCAAAACTATAAAACTTTTATCCAAGATTATTATAACATAAACAGGAGTGTGAAAGTATGGATAATAATATTAATAAAAAAGAACTATTTAAAAAAGTAGAAGGTAGACTACATCATTATAAATTTTTAAATGCAGAAATTAAAAATCTTGAATTAGATATAGAAAGTAAAGAAAATGAAATATTTGGGTGTAAGGCTATTGGGTATGGTGAAAAAGTAAGTCCAACATATGCTTTTAATTCAAGTGTGGAAGATGAAGTTATTAAAAAAGAAAGAGATATTTCGAGATTAAAGAAGATAAAAAAAGATAAGGAAATAGAAAAGAAGAAAATAGAAAATGCACTTACATGTTTAGATATAAGAGAAGAACATTTTTTTAAACTGTTTTATAATAGCAGAATGAAAAATAGTATGGTTTATATATCCTTAGAAATGAACTCAGATAGAAAAACATGTAGATGTGTGAGGGAAAGATTAGTGTATAAAATTATGGATATGCTTTATCCAAGAATTAAGGAAAATGAACTACCATTATTTAAAAATTAGAAAATTCCCCAGTTTTTCCCCAGAAATTCCCACTTTATTCCCTACTTTCTCCCCTTTTTGATTAAAAAAGCATGAGATAATAGTATTATGGAAATAAAGATTTCCCTCTCAAAACTAAATAATTGCTAGGTTAGTTTAAAGGGCTAATCTAGCAATATGAACAGACTAGGCAGGGCGTGAGGACGCTGTTAGTTCAATTCTAACTATGTTCAAATATTAATAACGTATACACTAAAAGTAGAGAAATTGAGGGCAAAATTTTATATTTTGTATCTTAATTCAGAAAAAATCGGGTGGGGCTTGGTAACCTCACTCACCATGCAAGTAGTGGTTTAATCTAAGTTCGATTCTTAGAACTTGCGACATAATACATGTATCTCCCTACTAAAAATGCTAAGTTTACTCCAAACTTAGCATTTTACTTTTTAAAAAGAAAAAAGAAATTTTTATTGTCATAATACTATTTGTTTAGGTATATTATAATGTGCATACTTAAAATTAAATACTTAGCAAGCATTTGAATTAATATACATAAGATATATGACATAATTTTTTATAGTGTAAGTTATTTAAATTAATTATAAATAACAGTAATTTTATTATATAAAATGTACATATTGTGAATAATAATAATAAAATCATGTACAAAATGCCAACTGATAATTCCTCGAAATGTATTGCATATTTAACGTAACGTCAGTATAATTAAATTATAATAGTGAAGTGGAAGGTGGTACTTATGGCTACAAAAAGTATTTTAAAAAATGTAGATGTAAGAAAAAAGGCATTTGGAAGAAATCTAGTATCAGCTCTAGAAAATGCTAAAAATAAACAAGAAAAAGAAGTTGTATTAAGTAAAAAATGTTCAGAAGTACCAAAAGATAAAATAAAGGATATATTCGGGAGATTTTAATGAGTGGCTATTTAATTGTAAACTTAAGTAATATGCTAGGAGAGCTGGAGGAAGAAGAAGTTAAAAAAATTCTCTCCAGTTTTTCTTGTCCCCTTAATAAAGATGTAGAAGAATTTTTAAAAAACAAAGCTATTGAATTTTCTAAACAAGGTTTGGCTAGTACACATTTAGTGCTAACTTCTTATAAAGGCAAGCCTGTTATAGTTGGATATTTCACTCTAGCTAATAAGTATTTTACAATAAAAAGAAAAACATTATCAAACTCTTTAGCTAGGAAAATAGTGAAGTTTGGACAATACAATGAAGAACTAAGAAGATATATTATTGGAGCACCTTTGATAGGGCAAATAGGAAAGAATTATTCAAATAATTATAATAAATTAATCAAGGGTGATGAACTTCTAAAAATTGCATGTGACAAGATAAAAGCAGTACAGTTAGATATGGGTGGGAAAATAGTGTACCTTGAATGTGAAGATAAACCTAAATTAATTGAATTTTATAAGGATAATGGATTTGTAGACTTTGGAAAAAGAAGCCTTGATAAAGACGAAACAGATTCGTTAGATGGGGACTATTTAGTTCAAATGTTGAAATATCTAAAAAAATAAAAGTACATAAAATCTAAAATGACTATCTTGATAGATGGTCTTTTTTTATACAATAAATTAAAAGGAGAATGAAATTATGGAGATTAAGAAAAACACACAAGATGTAGTATCAGAAAGAAAAAATTCCCTAGATTCTGAATTCAAGATACCTGCAAGTGGTGTGTGTTATATGGCTGAGTTTATAAAGGAATCTAGGGAAATCATAAAAGAATTAGATAAACATTTTGAAAGTTGTCTAGATGTTTTATCTAAGGCAAGACTCTAAATATTTTGAATATGCTGAATCAAGCATGGTTTGCCAATCTGGGAAATCAGTATTTTTAACTATAAATAAATCAAATTCATTATCAGGAATAGCTAAAAAGTCTTCTTCTGAATTGACTATGTAATTACCAAATGCAAGTAGTTCATCAAAAGAATCAAAATTAGTGTGTTGGTTCATAAATTTCTTGCTAAGAATTATTGTGCGAATCTTATCAAAGTCAGGTTTTAAATTTTGTTCCATTCTTTCAATTTTCTTTTGAAATTGCTTTAAATTTCTAATGTCAATATTTTTACTCATAAGAACACCTCCTTTCAATAGAATATTAGCATAAAATTGTGGTGAATTCTGCTATTGTCGAACGATTGTTGAAGGATATTGTATAATAACATAGAATTTACTATACTATAAGGAGGTGATTATGTGGGATTTGAGATAAGTGGTAATTTGAATTTTGACAGTGTTATTGATGATTTAAAAAAAGAAGTTGAAAATAACCCTACTATATTTACATCACAAAATGTTGGAAATAAGTTCAAAGAAAAATGTAAAATATGCGAAAAAATATCTGAATTTGAAATACTAGAAGATGGTAAAGTTAAATGTTTAGAATGTGGGACTGAATTTGAATTGAATCTTAAAGTAGAGTAAACAAAAAAAGAATCTCAATTATGAGGTTCTTTTTTTTATCCCCAAAACAAACAAAAATGAGGTGGTGATGTGGCAAAATATGAATACTGGATAACAGAAGAAGGATTAATTAAGATTGAAGGATGGGCAAGAGATGGGCTTACAGATGAACAAATAGCATTTAATATTGGAATAAATGTCAAAACACTATATGACTGGAAAAAGAAGTATAGTAATATTTGTAATGCCTTAAAAAAGGGAAAAGAAGTAATTGACAGGCAGGTTGAAAATGCCCTATTAAAAAGAGCGTTAGGTTATGAATATGATGAGATAACATATGAAGAAGGTCAAGAAACTAAAAGAGTAACTAAACATGTGGTACCAGATACTACAGCACAGATATTCTGGTTGAAAAATAGAAAACCAGCTGAATGGAGGGATAAAAGAGATATTGAACATAGTGGTAATCTAGGAGATATTACAATAAAGGTAGGTGATGAGGAATATGGCGATTAATTTAGAAATTAATCCAGGTGTATTTAATCCAATATATTTGAAGCATCAACTTAATAATAACAATAGGTATCAGATTTACTTTGGTGGTTCATCATCGGGTAAATCTTTTTCTTTAGCTCAAAGAACAGTATTAGATGTATTTAAGGGGAATAGGAATTATTTAATTGTTAGAAATGTTCAAAGCACTCTAAAGAGGTCTTGTTTAAATGAGATAACAAAGGCTATTAGTAATTTTAAGTTAAATGAGTATTTTCAAGTAAATAAAACCGACATGATAATAACTTGTAAACTAAATAATAAACAGATATTATTTTGTGGCTTAGATGATGTTGAGAAAGTTAAATCAATAACTCCAATAGATGGTGTAATAACTGATATATGGGTAGAAGAAGCAACAGAGACAGATTATAAAGCCGTCAAACAACTTGATAAGAGACTTAGAGGAAAGTCTAAAGTAGTAAAAAGACTAACATTAAGCTTCAATCCAATACTTAAAGACCATTGGCTATATACAGAGTATTTTGATATATGGGAAGATGATAAACAGTATGTAGAAAAAGATAATGTAAGTATTCTAAAAACTACATATAAAGATAATAAATTCTTGGCAGAAGATGATATAAAAGCTTTAGAAAATGAAAGTGATAAATATTATTATGAAGTTTACACTCTTGGAAATTGGGGCTTACTTGGTGCTGTCATATTTAAGAATTGGAGAGTTGAAGATTTCTCAGATATTGAAAATACATTTGATAACTTTAGACATGGAATTGACTGGGGATTTGCTGATGACCCATTTGCGTATGTAAAATCACATTATGATAGGATGAGAAGAAAACTATATATATGTGATGAAATAGAAGCAGTTGGATTATTAAATAGAGAAGTTGCACCTTTAGTTAGTAAAAAAGCAAATAGAGATTTAGTTATTTGCGATAATGCAAGTCCAAAAGATGTAGCCGAATTTAGTGACTTAAGGGTTAATGCAGTTTCAGCAAGAAAAGGAGCTGGTTCTATTGAATATGGTATCAAGTTTTTACAAGGGCTTGAAATTATAATACATCCAAGATGTCAAAACTTCAAAAATGAGATAAATAAATATAAATATAAAGAAGATAAGAATGGAAATATCTTACCTATTGCAGTAGATAAAGATAACCATTTAATAGATGCACTGAGATATAGCTTAGAAAATGATATGGAGTATGGAGGAATAAGCTTTTTGAAGTAAAGGAGGTGTTGAATATTTATATAAGTGAAACAGATTTAATAAAAGCTCAACTTAAAAAAGAGAGTACTTTTAATCTGGTGAAAGTTATAGAGCATTATATTTTAAAGCATAGACCAGAGAAGTATCAAGAAGGAGAAGCATATTATTATGGTACTGCTAATATAAAAAATAAAAGAAGATATTATTTCTTAGATGGTGCTAAGGTTGATGATTTTACTAAAGTTAATAATAAAGCAATTAATAATTACCATAAGCTTTTAGTTGACCAAAAGGTAGGCTACAGTGTTGGAAAACCAATAGTATTTAATGCAGATGATAATAATTTTACTAAGCTTTTAAATGAATTATTAGGAGAAGAATTTGATGATACAATAACAGAACTCTATCTCAATGCAAGCAATAAGGGAATAGAATGGTTACATCCATATATTAATAGAAAAGGAGAGTTTAAATATGTAATAATACCAGCAGAAGAAGCTATTCCTATTTGGGATAACAAGAGGCAAAATGAATTAGTTGCCTTTATTAGATTTTACTTTATTGAGGATATAGATGGAAATAAGATAAAAAGAGTTGAATACTATACAGAAAATGAAGTAATTTACTTTATTGAAAAAGGAAATAGTTTTGTTCAAGAACTTTTATATGATGAATATGGAAAATTAACAGAGATACAAGAGGGTCATTTTAGAGTAAATAACAAAGAGCAAGGATGGGGTAAAGTTCCATTTATACCATTTAAAAACAATGAGAAAAGCATATCTGATTTAACTTTTTACAAGTCTTTAATTGATATATATGATAATAACATTTCTACTCTTGCAGATAACCTAGATGAAGTACAAGAAGCTATGTACATACTAAAAGAGTATGGAGGTACTGATTTAGTAGAATTTGCAAATAACATAAGATATTATAAAGCCATTAAGGTAGGCTCTAATGGAGGGGTAGATAAGCTGGAGATAAATATACCAGTTGAAGCTAAAAAGGAGCTTCTTGATAGACTAGAAAAGAATATAATTATCTTTGGTCAAGGAGTTAATCCAGAATCTCAAAACACAGGTGACAAATCGGGTGTAGCACTTAAATTTTTATATTCA